CAACTTAGCCTTCCCCAAAAAAATTTCTATGTTTACGCTATGATTGGTTCATCGCGGCATGGAGAAGAAGTATCTCGTCAGCCTCATAAGCTGAAGACCGCTGGTGCGAATCCAGCTGCCGCAACCAAGACGCATGAGGATTGAATCGCCTTACCCTGTACCAGTTAAGTGGTGCCGTTCACAAGCAGGGGCAGTCCTCAGCCGTGTTGGTTCTTCATTCAGTTGCCTCTCCTTGGTTTGAGGTTTAAGCCTGTTAGTTATTGACAGGCTTTTTTTTACCTGTACTATATGGTTATTCGTAGAAGGGTAGAGAAGATATGCAGAGTATTGAAGTAGAGCGTGGTATTGGCATGCCTATGCCGAGGGTGGTGTATGCGTACCCGTATGAGGAGATGGATGTGGGTGACAGCTTCACTGTGCCTGTGTCTGCGCGTCAGAAGGTTTTGAATGCCAATTACAGGGCTTCTAAGCGCCTTGGATTGAAGTTTATGGCTAAGACTGAGGGTGAGGTCATCCGGGTCTGGAGAGTCGCTTAATGGCTCAAGTTGACTTACTTTGGATGGAGGAAGAGGAACTCAGGGCGGTGTGTGTCGCCTTGGTCAACCTTTTGCGTGAGTCTGAGGTGCGTCGTTTGGTTTGCATGAATGAGGCGTTGAAACATGGCTACAGAGAAGGATATACAGATGCAGCTCTACAACTCCCGGCTGCGGTTGAAAAAAGAGATGGAGAGGGCTTTGTCTTGCATTAAGCCGTCCAGCAAGAGAAAGCTGGCTGCTGAGTGGAAGGAGATGTACTCGGAGTTGTTTTACAAAGAACTGATTAGCTGTGCCAAAAACAAGAAAGTCGCAATGGAAATTGCTGATTGGAAACCAGAGAACATGAAATGAAATTTGACCTTCAGAAGTTTTACAAGTTCTGTTCCGAACTCAAAATTGAGACTAAGGAAGAGGGCTTGAAGAAGATGGGTAAGCTGCTGGGGACGCAGACTTACGTCATGGAAGAAATACAGAAAGGTCTAGATGAGGATGTTCACTTCTTCGTTATTCTCAAAGGTCGTCAACTGGGTATCACGACCATCTCTCTTGCCTTGGACCTCTACTGGCAATTTACTCACCCCGGCTGGCAGGGTACGCTGGTGGCAGATACAGAAGAGAACAGAGATATGTTTCGTTCAACTCTGGCTATGTACATCGAGGGTTTACCCAAAGAGTACAAGATTCCCTTGGTTGCCCACAACCGAAACCAGATGGTTCTCAAAAACAGAAGCCGATTGTTCTACCAGATTGCTGGCAACAAGTCTCGTCTGGGGCAGGGCAAAGCTATCACTTACCTTCACGGCACAGAAACTGCCTCGTGGGGCAACGAGGAAGGGCTTGCCTCTTTGATTGCTTCTCTTGCTGAGAAGAACGCCGAGCGGCTGTATATGTTTGAATCCACCGCGCAGGGGTTCAATATGTTCCACGATATGTACAAGACGGCTAAATCAGCCCGTACCCAACGTGCAATCTTCTGTGGCTGGTGGCGCAATGAGTTTTACTCCGTAGATGCCGACACAAACATCTACAAGGTCTACTGGGACGGCAAGCTCACCGGAGAAGAGAAAGAATGGGTCAAAGACATCAAGAAGCTATACGGCATAGAGATTAATTCCCGTCAGATGGCTTGGTGGCGCTGGAAGATGCACGAGGGCATCAAGGACGAAAGCCTCATGTATCAGGAATTTCCACCCACGGAGGACTACGCCTTCGTGATGACAGGCACAAGTTTCTTCTCCAACAGTAGGTGTACTGATGCAGCCAAAGCAGCCAAGAAAGAGCAACCTGACCATTTCCGTTACGTATTTGGACAACTCTTCCAAGACACAGAAGTCCTCCCGTCAACAGAGCGCCTTGGAACGCTCAAAGTTTGGCAAGAGCCAATCGACACTGCGTATTACGTCATTGGTGCTGACCCAGCGTATGGAAGCTCAGACTGGGCTGACCGATTCTGCATCCAAGTGTTTCGTTGCTATGCGGATGGACTTGAGCAAGTAGCCGAGTTTGCCACCTCTGAGATGAACACCTACCAGTTCGCATGGGTCATCGCTCACTTGGCTGGCGCATACCGCAACAGTACTTTGAACCTTGAGGTCAACGGTCCCGGTCAAGCAGTCATCAACGAGATACGCAACTTAAAACGCCTCGCCTCCGTTGCTGGCGGGGCTTTGGGTTATGGCCTCATGGATGTGCTTGGCTCAATGCAAAACTACATCTGGCGTCGCAACGACACGATGGGCGGTCTCTCCAACTCCATTGGCTACCTGACAACCTCCAACTCTAAGGAGCGGATGCTCAACTACATGAAGGACTACTTTGAGCGTCAGATGATGACCATTCGCAGCATGGATACCTTAGAAGAGATGAAAGGCATCGTGCGCGAGGACGGCTTTATCGGAGCGCCCGGCAGAGCCAAGGATGACCGAGTGATTGCTACCGCCTTGGCAGCCGTTGCGTTTGCCGAGCAAGTCCAGCCTCGCCTCATTGCCCAGCGCATCACCAAAGAGGTGAGCCGCGCACAAGAAGAATTCACCCCAGAGCAAGTGGCTGTGGGCAGGAATGTTTCTGATTACCTCAAACGGATTGGAATGTATGGCGCTTGAAGAACTCTCCAAAGCCGAACTCAAGAAACAGATGAAACGCTTTATTGCTGACAAAGAGCGTGGCATCTCCATCCCGATGTTTTGCGAGTTAGCAGGCATTAACAAAGACCACTTCCTCGATGTCTTTGACCGAGAGAAGCATCCACTCACTGAAAACGTCCAGCGCAGGGTCAACAAGGCCTATATGCGCTGGAAATCAGGCATTGTGAAGGTCATGCGTCGCAATGACAAAAGCCGCTACGTGGACTTCAGACGGGAGCCACAGCCCCCCATTTTTCCGTCTACAGGGTTGAAAATGACCTCTGAAGGCATCAAACTTCGTGTTGGTATGGTCAACCGACACGACTACAGTGAATCTGACCTAAATGAATCTTTGAGAGGGTAAATATGGCTGTTTTAAAAGACTATTGTTGTGACCAACACGGATTGTTTGAGGCATGGGACCCAAAATGCCCCATCAAGTTCTGTAAGGGCAACATCTCCGTGGTTTTTCTAAAACCAGTGGCTATGAAGTCGGATAAAACCAAATCAACGGACAAAAACTTAAAACAGTTGTCCATTGATTACGATATGACCGACATCAAGACCACCAGAGAGGGTGAACACCAAGAAGGCTACATGAAGCGCAAGAACAAACTCACTGACAAACAGTTTGCAGAGGCTACAGAGGCCATGCAAGCCCAGAATCAGCAGCAAGCAGCCCAGCAGCGCCCGGGCAGTAGCGTTTTGTGGGGCAACGGCGGTAACATCAACATGAAGTCAGTCCTTGGTGGACAATTCAAATCCGTGATGGGAGAATCAGTCGGCATAAATCCCAAAGCAGCGGGTGACTTGCGTGGACCCGCCCCGGCAAGTTACGTGGCTGACCACGAAAACCTTTCAGTGAGTAAGTGATGAGAATACCCAACGACCCAGAAGAACGCGAGAATTTTTACTTGCACATCATCGAGAAGTGTCTCGCCTCTCGTGAAGAACGCAAACCCGATTACGCTTCTCTGAGAAGTTGGTATCTTTTTGGCAACGGGCAGGACGAACCCCCTGCCCTGTACAACAAAATCTTCCCTCACATTGACCAGCTGACTTCGTTCCTGTACTCAGCCGAGACAACCCGCTTCTCTATCAACGTCGGCGCTTCTGTCTCCGAGCAAGAGCAGGTCAAAGTCCCGACACTCACCCGCGCTCTGAACGATGAGTGGCTAAATAGCAACGGCGACCAAGTGTTCTCTCTGGCAACCACATGGTCTCTGGTCTACAACTCTTGCTTCATCAAGCTCATCATCAAGAACGGTATTCACCCCTACCTTGTTGAGCCTTCTTGCATCGGTGTGTTGCGGGAAGACAGCCCACAGACTGACCGACAAGAAGCGATTGTTCAGACGTACTACATCACCAAGTCCGAGCTGTATGACCGTTTGTTCTCGCACCCCAAGCGTGACGCCATCGTCAAGCGCGTAACGGCTACCCAGCACGAGCGCACCGAGGTGGCTAACGGAGTTGAGCGCATCATCATGTCTCAATCCAACCCAACCATGTACGGTAACGTTAACCTTGACCTTGGTGGACAAAACAAGTACCGCGCTACGGTCGCGGAAGAAACAATTGAAATGACTGAGTTGTGGTTGTGGAATGACGACACAAAAGACTACCAAGTTGTTACAAAAGCCGACCCAGATATCATTATCTATGACCGTCCGGGTGAGTCAGTATTCCTCAAAGGTGAATTGCCATTTGTGCAAATCTGCCCGAATCCTCTGTACGACTACTACTGGGGGGCATCTGAAGTTCAGCGGCTGGTGTACTTGCAAC